TTTTTATCCCAATACGCAGAACCCGATTGTGTAAGTTCTCCAATTTGCTTTTCAATTTGATTTGGTGTCATGTAAGCTGGTCCAGATGCTTGAACAATATTATCTTCTCCCATCTTATCAGCTAACGCAGCAAATGCTTTGATCATCATTGGATGATCTCCAATTTTAGAACCATCTTCTAAATGTGTATTTAAAAAATCAGCATCAACTACTTGCTTAGCAACACTAGCAGCTCTTGTTAGATTGTGGTCATAAGCTGCTCCCCATTCTTTTTTAAGATCTGATTGAGCTTGTTCTCTTGCAGCTACCGCTGTTGTTTCAGCACTATCCTCATCTTTAGCCACCATATCATTATAAAATTTAACGACACCTTCTGCTTGACTAGGAAGTAAACCAAGTTTGTGAGCTTGATCTGAAAAAACTTTTAGAGCTTCTTCATTAATATTTGTTTCTTCTCCTAAATTATATTTATATCCATCTGGAGTTTCTGGTCTGCCTAATTTTTCATATACAGCTTTCCAATCATCTTCAGTTGCAAATTTATTAGGTACAGGGATCTTATCGCCACCTACCATTTTTTGTGCATGAACATAACTTTTTGCCAGGCTTTCAATATCTTTTATATTTTCTAAAGATTTGTCGGCTTTTAATTCATCAGAAAGACTTGCTTTCCAATCTGTGTTTGTTTCTGTTGGAGTTGTTTCTACAGGGTCTCCAGACAGTACCGAGTTAGTATTTTCAACTGGTGCTGCTACCTCTTGATTATCACTCATTATTTCTCCTTTTTATTGAGCATATTATTAATGAACAAGACTACTGATCTTGTTCCTTCTAAAAATGCGCTCTCATGGCTATCGCCTTTGATATGAGTAGTATTATGAAAGCTGCATCTTTTTTTTAAATCATCTAACACGCGTTCGCCTGCTTCAGATTTAAAAACTGTTTTATAGTCTACTTGTAATTGCTTAATATCTTTTTCTGTCATTACTCAACCGCCTTTAGCGCTGGAGCTATTTGACCAGCAGCCTCGGCAACTTGTTGAGCTTGTTGTAATTGTTGTTGTTCAATTTGCATTTCTTGTTTTTGTTGTTGTTGTTCTTGTACTTGTGCTTTTGATTTCATCATCTTAGCTGGTAAACCTAAAACATCTTTGATGTGATTAACTAAACCATCTATATCTACATAATCAAAAACTGGAGCTACATTTTGAAGAGATCCAAATATTTCTATTCCACGCATCACAGAAGATAACTCCTGGCTTTTTTGTGCTTTAGCTAATGGAGATACATATTCGATTTCAATATCTTGTTCGCCTAGCATTTCTGGTATTGGTGGTAGTTTATTATTTTTTAATAATAAATTGAAAGCTCTAGTGATTAATGGTTGTAAGAACTCAGATTGCAATCTACCTAATACTGGACCAAGTAATCTCATCTTCTCTTCAGTTCTTTGCAAGACTTCAGTTGCGGTCATATTTTGACCCTGTACTGTCATTAACTGATCAACAAAAAAGTTTTCTCTAATAGCTTTTCTTCTTTGTTCTTCCATTTGTATACCTAAAGGATTATTGGATCCAATATTTAGTGGTTCAATTCTTTCTCTGGTTCCAGATCTATAGAAATTTAATCCGCCTGGTACAGTTCTAATAGGTAAGATAAAGCCATCATCGGGAACCATTAAAGGTGGGTCGATTTGTTTTTGTGCAGCTTTGATTGTAGTCTTACACATTGTATTTAACATTTTCGTATCAGGCAACGCGTTCATGGCTGGAGATCTTCCATAAATTTCGTTTGATGAAGATTTTAAATAACGTGGTACAACGTACGGAAATTCTTTAAATCCACCTTCTCTTAAAATAGTTCCTGTCTCTTGATGAACATGACAAGAAATAAAATCCATATTATCTTTATTGTCATAACCCATTGGATTATCTGATGGATGTACTGAATGAATGATAATACTATCATCGTATGGTTTGTTTTGTATAGCCTGTTCTAATGATCTAGGTAATACTGCATCTGGATACATCGCAGGTATATTTTTATTTTTAAGATGAAACTTTCTAACCAGGCAATCAACCATGCCTTTCTCATTTTCTGTTATAAAGATTTCTGAAATATGAATAGTTTTAAATCTTAAATCATCCTTAACATCATCTGTAATAAACATAGCTGAAGTACCAAATGCTAATAATTCATGGTACATTTCAAACACTTCTTGTTGAAAGTTAGATCTAGCAAATACTTGCTGCATAATCTTTGCGCTGCTTTCTAACCATTCATTTGCCTCATCATCCTGGTTTACGGCTTCATTTCTAAATTTAAGAACGAACCAAGGCGAAATTGTATTGGTTAGCATCCCATTTAGACTCGCTGAGAGCAATTCGAGCGCGTGCGTGGCAGTTCCATCATATAATTGATCATGCCTCTTATCGCCTTTCGTACGCCTTACTGTGATGTTTGATTTTCTAGGTAGGAAATAATCAGCTATATCTTGCCAATGATCTTCCCAGGTAGATCTTTGAGCTTTTAAAGTTTCGTATTTCTCAATAATTTGTTTTGCTTTTTTGTTGATAGCCATATTAAGCTGCTCCTAACTTTTTCTTTTTAATTACTAAATTATTATCTCCTAAACCTGCTGCTGAAGTGAGGATGTTTTCCGTTCTACCTTTTTTATTATTTTTAACAGTTGTTTCATTATTCATTAATGTAGTGTCTGTTTTATCCGTAGATTGAGTAGATTGAGTAGATTGAGTAGATTGAGCTTGATCTATTTCCATTGTAGTTGGAGAAGAAGTTACTGATACAGGTTTTTCTTTTATTATTTTTGTATTACCACCTCTATTATCTCTCATATTTTTTTCATGGTCTGCTAAATTTTTTTGATTTTTTTTTCTTTTTTTTTCTTGTTCAGAAATAAAAAAACCTTCGTCAGCTCCTGTGTTTCCACCTCCGCTGTTTCCGCCTCCGCTTGCTCCACCCATATTAGTCTCCTAGTAAATATTTCTTTTTAATAATGCTGTCGTCATCTTCTAATCCGCTAGCATCAGTTAAAATTGTTGATTGTCTGCCTTTTCTTTTTCGCAAAACTTTTTCTCTTTTTTCAGCAACTTTTTTTTCTCTTTCCTTATCCTCAAATTTTGGGGGTTCTGGCAAAGGCGCAGGTTCTGGTATTGCTGGTAGCGCTGGCGCTTTTGGTACAAATGGTTTCATTATTTTTTTTACTACTCCACCCATAATTAATCTCCGTGTATTGTGTATTCATTTACTGCAGTTTGTTGAGCTGCAATTTTTTTTCTTGGTAAATCAGTTATAGACATAGCCATATATCTTGCAGCATCGCACGCATGACTTGACCAATCTCTAACTGGTTTAGTTCCAAACATTTTCATTTTTTCGTTATATTTTCGATGGTACTGTCTAAGCGCATCTACCAGCGGTTTAGCTTGATCTGCATCAAACCAACACTTAGGTAAAAGCATTTTTAAACTGTGTATACCTTCTTCTAAATTTAACTTAGGTAAAACTCTAAACCTAATTCCTAATTGGTAAGCGACTTCTTTCCTAGTCTTACCAGATGAGAATTCTGTAATTTCTAAATCCCATGGCGCATAGTGTTCGCCATAAACATAATCTTTATTCTTTACGACTTGAACATAATGCGGCAAGCCTTCTCGATTGTTTTCGTAATAATCAATAATCAATATTTGGTTTCCCAATAATTGAAAAAAAATTATTACAGTTTGGTCATCGACCCCAAGATCCCATGCAGTATGAACTTCGAGAGCTGGATCATAAGAAACTCTAGTAATCTGTTTATCTTCCTCGAGCTTTTTAATTATATCCCCATATATGGATCCCTCGATGTTTGCTATCCAATCGCACTCAAATTCTTGTTTATACTTTGTATCTCCCATCTGCGCTTTAGCAGCGTCTAACTCTTCTTGGTCGATAATATTTGTCTGGCTTGCTTTTGCTGTGTAAGCTAACCATTCTGGATCTCCCAAAGCATGTTGGTATAGATCATAGAAAATATTACTCATCCCCTGTGGAGTGGAAATAAAATACGCGAAACCCTTTCTGTCTGATAGAGCGGGTCTTAAAATTTCATTCCAAAGAACTGGGTTCATTTGGCTGCACTCGTCTATGCAAACTCCGTCAGCGTAGATCCCTCTAATTTTATCTGGATCTTCACTAGACAGTAAAGTTATTCTAGCGCCATTTGGTAAATCACAACGCAGCTCAGTTTCATTAAACGTAGTACCTGGAATACATCCAGCGTATTGTTTTAAATAATCCCAACAAACCCTTTTGATTGAAACGAATGTTGGTCCAATCAAATAATATCTCGGGTTCTTTTTATCATTTGTTAGCGCCTTCTTTATAAGGTGCATAATGATAAGAATACTTTTTCCAAATCGTCTATGACAATTTAGAACTGCAAATCTATGCTTATCCAATTCATTGTGCAGCATCGCCTGGAGCGGTCTCGGTGTATATGGTATTTCTATGTGCATTAATGTAATGTGGGTAAGTCAGCCATATCCAATATTGAATTATATTCTATCCCCGAGTTTTTCATTAAATCCTTTACGAAACTGTTAGCGTGCCTGTCGTTATCAAAACCATTTAAGTGGATAACCAATCCGTTTGTATCTTCTGCCAAAAATACCATCGCAGTTATAAATTTATTTTTTTTATCGTTATCCATGTGTGTGTCTGTGGCTGTGTGTTGATCTTCCTATTTATATATACTTACAAAACGCGCCCAGGTTTCGGGGTATACCCCCAAATGTTCCTGCTTTGTTCCGCTTTTTATATGCAAAAAACATGGTCGATAGGTAGAATACCTGTCGACTATTAGCGTAAACATTAATCTTTTTAGCTATCGAACTGGTATCGAGAGTGTGCTGCGAGTTTAGAACTCCATATCGCGCGCCCGAGGATGACTGCGTTGGCTACGAAGAACCAACTTATCAACCAGTTCAGCAAACCAAACACTTAAAACAAATTCATATTATCAATCAGCTGCTGATAACTTCTTTGTATCTTGTTGATCCACTTGTTCAATAATTTCTTTAGCTTGTAATAAATCTTTTTTATCATCGCTCGGTCTCCCCCATGATATAGTCAATGTTGTATCTTGTTTTACTTCTTGTTTAGACTTCTCGCCAAATGTACTGCTCGCAAGTTTAGTTGCAAGCCATCGAATGTGGCTCCACTTCTCTCTCAAGAAATGTGTCTCTTGTGGTGTCTTTGGGATCTGCATATCTTCTGAGATCTGATCTAACAAAGTGAACACTCCAGTTTGCCTGGCGTTC